TGGTAGGTGGCGTTGACTACTTCACCTTGGACCTTGACGGTGACAGGTGAACCGATTTGTATGTCTGGTATGCTCATGACGAGAGCTATGCTATCAGGCTGCTAGCTATCGTACATACTTTTTTTCAACTTTTTTTCTCTAGGCCTACGATATAAATTTTTTTGCCATTGGAACGCTTCGATTCTACGCCTCTGCCTTGAGCTTCAAGTTTTCCAAGATTGATTCCGAACCATCGCGCTGAATTGCGGCCAACAATACCTTTTAAAATGTCGTCGACAAAAATGTCTTGCATGAGTTGCGTGGCAGTACCACTCCAAGGAATAGGTTCGCGATTCTTTTTTCGCTGCTCTAAAAACGAATCCAATATTTCGTCGAGCACCGCGGCGTCCGTGGATTCGCCTGCCGCATGCCGTAATTCTGGATGGTGATAACTTTTCACGCCGTAACGCTGCGTCTCTCCGAAGTACTCTTCGGGAATTTGGTATTCGGTTAACCAAGCGCCTAAGTAAGGCAACTCGCGGTTGATCGTATTTTGCAACTCATGGCGGTCAGGAAATTTTTTATCGATAGTCGCGGCTTTGAAAAGCATAATCTTGTCGAGGATCGAGGTGTCTAAATCTGGCAAGATCCTTAGTGACTCGGCGTCCAAATTGCCAGTAATGATTACGCGGCCTGTCCATTCGACCATTACCGAATCCTGGAATTTGGCGTGATACTCGAATGTGGTATTTGCGGTGACTTTTTTTAACAGACTGGAAAACTTTTTATGGTCCGCGGCATTGTCACCTGGAGTTGCGTCGTCGACTGTCCACAGACCGTGATGGAAAAGTTCTTTGTTAAAATTAGAAGCCCCTAGTAAAAACTGAGTCGCATCTTGATGCCCGCCGACTAAACCCGAAATGATGCGGTTTGAGAGTAAGGTTTTTCCTTGACCTGGTTCACCGGCGATAAACAACGCTTGTCCCTGCTTCGGGGCTCCTTCGAGGGCGGAAACATAGAACCGTTTTAGCCAACTCAAAAAGTGCATTAACTGGTCTTCGCAAGAAAAGAACTTTTCTAGGAAAGACGCGAGCCACGGAAAACCATGCGCCCAGTCGTCAACGGGCGGAGCTGGAGGCAATGGCTTGACCCTAGCCGTATTCAATACGCGCTTTTTCATGAACTCGATCATGCCTGCTGGAAGGTAGACAAAAGGGGCCGCGCCGATAACGCGTTTATGTTGATCGATTGTGAATAGCGCGTGGTCGACTTCGGAAAACGTCGCGTTCTTCTCCTTTTCGCCCGAAAGTCCTTGTTCTACTTTAAGCCAGCGTGACATTTCGCGTTCAGACCGAGCTTCCCATTTTCCGTCCGCCGACTCGTACCAATAGGATGAGCCGTCATACCAAATCCCATCGACTATATCGCCGAGTCTCTCGACGGTATATTGATCGACAAACTTAGAGCCGAAAATCTTTGACCATGGCACAAAACCTGACGGACCGGTGAAACATTGCATTCCAGTAGGACGCACAATTGCCGAAGAAGGGTTATCCGCCATTGGATCCCAAAAGCGACAACCTCTAGAACCTTCAGAAAACGGACCGTTCCACCGATTTGGAAACATCTCATGGACTTTTTTCTCGACAACATCCAACGGGATAGTTTCTCCATGCCATTCGATATTGTCTGAAGATTTAAGCATCCAACCTTCAGCTAGCGCGGCTTTAAGCGGCTCGGATCCTTCCACAACCATCCAGTCCTTGCCGACGTCATAGTAGATGGATGGATTTAAGAACGCGTTTTGATAGTCAAAACCTGGCAAAAGTCCTTTTAAGTCGAGTTGTTTCGCCGCCATTTTCAGGGCCTTGTTTAATATTGGCATTGAAGCCACCAAGACCGGGCGTTCGATTAACCAAACGAGTCGGGCTCCTCCCGAAGGAGTTTTGTGAACCCAATTTGGGGCAGTAGCCTCACACCGCGAAAGCATCGATTCGATATCTGATAAGCTTATCTCGGCGTCATAATCCGCCACCAAAGCTTGCATCGAGTGTATGGCATTAGCATCTTTGTGGATTCTAAGGGACGCTATGAGTCCGGTAAAACCGCTGTAGAGCATGTGCTCCGTGTTTTCTTGGCCGAGCCACTCTTTGTAAGCTTTTTTATTTTTGAAAGTCGGAACTTTCGGTTCGAACGTCCACGGATGGTCAAACGAAACGTCCTGGCATTGCAGATTCTGGATGGTGGCTAATTTCATTTGGAGACAAGTTTCGATTTGAACTCCGTGAAAAATGCGCTTTTTGAGCCTTCTGGATTTTCAGTTTTACCTAAAACCCACGCCAGTTGATCCAGGATTGGCCAGGATTCGCCGCCGGCGCAAATATTGAAGTCTATGCTGTCAGACCACTCTATCGGCGATAGGACGCGGATCTTTTCGCAATCCGGCTCGTAAAGATGATGCGATCCGGCATTCAGCGTGAAAGTGCCAAGTTTAAGATCATTAAACCCGTCTTTTTGGAGTTCATTAACAATATGCCAAGATAACATCGAGAAGTTGAATACGTCGTAAGGAAAACCTAGCCACGCGTCATTTGAACGCATAGTGTCGATGCAGTGTAACTCGCCATTTCTAATCAACCACTGCGCAGAAATTGTGCAAGGCGTATCTTTAGTTTCAGGTGGATTTTCTCTCCAGATGTTTATGACGGCTTGTCGACTTTCGTGATCTTGCTTCAATTTGCTAACCACATAGTCAATCTGAGACGAAATTTTGGGACCGTAAGCACCAAAAAAAGTTTTGCCATCATCTGAGAACTTTAGAATTGCTTTACAGTATTCTCCGATAGACGCGGTATCGTTTCGGCCGCTAAGCATCCACCAAGCTTCGGCGGCCATAAACTTGTAGTTAAGATTTCTAGCTTTAGTTAAGACGATCGGATACTTCATGTCAAATTTGACTTGATTTCCGACGATTTCCCGAATAGGGAGGTTTCTAGGTTTGTGAATTTGACCTGAAGCAGTAATTTTTGCTATTAGGTCAAGCCATGCATTGGTTGCTGTTTTTTGGGGCTTCATATCCGCATTCTTTGATGAGTTGGTTTTTAGTGAGGGTGTTGCTGTCTTTTAACGAAAGTCGAAAATTACGCCAGTTTGTAGCTAAAACCTGAGTAATATGAATATGGTTGTTAATACCGGTTTGACCTTTAAATCCTTCGCGGTTATACTGGATGGCCGAAAAAAATTTAGAGCACATAGGCTTAGTTTCAGCACAATGGCCGATATTCACGGCGCAAGTACTTTTACCTGACCACCAATCAAGATAGCCATTTAGTACTTTTCGGTAGTTCGAGTCAGGCGAGTACATTTCGGGACGCTGAGCCGAAGTTTCTTGATGCCAATTTGCCATAGACTCGGCATCATCACCAATGGCCACAACATAAAAAATACCGAGATCCTCGCAAAACTTTTCTAGCCGAGCGGCTTCTTTGCGCAAACATGCCCCGCGGTAAACAGACCCGTAGATTTGTTCAGAAGGCCAATGCCTATCGATAAGCACCGGGACTTTTTTTGCCCAGTACACCGCGCGAACTAAACTCATAGTCTGATATGCGTATAAATTTTTATGCAATCCGAGATGCATATACTTTCCGCCGAACATGGCTTGATAGTGTTTGCACCATGTTGTTTTACCGCAACCATCCGGACCTTCAATGATGATGATTGGGTTCATTTTCCGATTGGAGCATTTATTAGAATTTCGCGGACAACGGGTTTTAAGTTTTCTGCTAAATTAGGCGCAAATTCAAGAGACTTTTCATTATTAAGCCAATCCCAAAGTTCATAAAGTTTCACGACTTTCACGTAATCGTGTTTGTCGGGTTCACAGTTTTTCGCGAGATCCGCCAAGTTAGAAACTTCTATACTCCAAATTCCGATTACCCAATCAAAACCGTCTGGTAAAATATTCCGGTAAAGTGAGTGAAATTTAAGGAATCCGCAAGCATCCGCGGGTATGCCGAGTTCTTCTTCTAGTTCTCGCACGATAGACTCTTTAAAAGATTCGCCGTGTTCTAAAAGTCCGGATGGAATGGCCAGACAATTTTTAGCAGAGCGCACTCCTTCGCCTCGGTAGAGTAACGCCGTAGTCAAGTTTTCTGGATCCAAAGGAATCACGGAAACCGTGAAGTGTGGTAGTGGTTGTGGCAGGGATTTTGGTGTTGGTTTGTTCATTTTAAATAGAAGGGACTAACGGTGATTTCTGAGTCTAAGGCAATTCCAGGCATCCACGCGCATTCGCCGCGCATAATACTTTCGACGGTTTCTAGCGCGTCTTTTTGTTGATCTTCCGGAATTTCATCCGTAATGACTTCATCGTGCACGCTAAACAACGTTGGAATTCCGGCATTTTCGATTTGTATGAGCTTCTCGTAAAAACAATCTCTCGCCGTAGATTGAATAATATTCTCAACAGCTAGACTGCCCCAAATTTTGTTGACGCGTCCAGTCGCAAGAGTGGCCGTAATCTGACCGGCAACTTTGCGTACATCGCGATACTTTAGAGTATTCCAAGAAGGCAATTCAATTTCTAAATCTTGGCCGGCTGAATTTTCAAGCTTGCTTTGTAGTTGATTCCATAAACCGACAATCAACCGTTCTTTACGGCGAAAATCGTTGACTTGCATCTTTGAATCACGATCGCTAAGCTCGTATCCGAACTGGTTGAAGCAATAGTCAATGAATCTTTGCCATCCGCAGCCATAACTAAGTCCAAGGACGCGCATTTTGCAAAGCGCATACGTTTTAGGGTCTTCCTTTTTAAGATTTCCGCCGGACCAACCCAACGTTTGAATCGCGTGAACTTCGTAGACCGAAACGCCTTTGTTGATTAGGTCAATTTTAGCTCGGTCGTCGGTGATCCAAGCTAACGTCCTAGGTTCGATTTGCGCAAGATCGGCGATAATGAGTTTGCCGCCATTCATGGAATGGATGACCCGGCGCATATCCACGCGCTCGTTATCGCTGCACATGTATGGATCACGCTGAAAACCTTGAACATTGAATCCTTGGTCGCCGGAAGTGCGCTTTGTATGGGCTCCGCAGTATTTTTGGCTGAAGTCAAAACGGCCATCATACGGCCGAAGACGGTTTTTCATCGTACTTAGTTTTGTCAGCAACAAATTTGCTTTCCGATATCGACGCATTTCTTTGACCCATGGAATGGACAAATTGTCTAGTTCCCATTGTTGCGTTTCAGGATTGTCTTCAGCCATTGACTTAGGCGGAGCCACATTAATCTTGCGGCATTCTTCGGCCAAAGCAATAGGACTTAATACGGCTTTGTCGTTGGAGTTACTAGCCCATGGAATATTATTCTTTGCTTCCCAACATTCGCGCTCGAGTTTTTTGATCGAGCGATCGAGATACTCTTTGTCGCAAGGTAAACCGCGCATGACTTGCCGAGTCGTCATATCTGATATGTCTTTCTCGATTTGAGGCCATGCGTCGGCGAGTTCATCCCAAAGACGCCAACACCAATAGGCATCGCGAGCGGCGTAATCTAAAATTTCATTCCAGTCATTTGAGTGCTTTAACTCGGTATAGGTTTTGTTTTCCATCTTTTTCCGAGCGTCTTTGCTAATGTCGCTGTTAAACACTGCGGCACACGCTTTCTTTAAGTCTCTTGGATGGCCAAACCACGTAGACAAGTTTGCCGTACATTGCCAATACTTTGTTTCGCCTTCAGCAATTTCCGGTCTTAAGTGGCAAAGTCTACGGAAAACACGGCGGTCAAATCCGGCATTATGACTGACCCAATCAAAGTCTTTGATAAGACTCCAATCCATATCGTACGGATGGCCTACAAAAGGCTCTAAAATGTCGGAATAAACCGAGACTAGATAAATTTCAACTTCTGGGTGCCAAAGATATTGGTCAACGCCCATGGTCTTTAACCCGATCTTCCGTTTAGGGAAGAAGGAAGTTTCAAAGTCGATGGCTACAAATGGTTTTTTCATTCTTGTGGAGCGTATTTACTGATAAATAAACTGTAATCCCCGGCAATGGCCTTATCGTAACGCTGTTGTTGCCATTCTTCAAGACGAGTTTCGTTTAGTCCCCACAAAAAATGTTCAAGTTTTATAGCCCCGATAAAATGATCGGCCTCATCTTCGCTGTCTTTCCTTGAGAGGACACCCGCTATACGAACGATATCCGCGGATCCTACGGCATACATTTTAGCTAAAAAATCATCTTGCAGCGTGTAGACTTTAACGTGCCGCTTTTTAATCGGTTCTTGGACTCTATCAATGACTTCGCGGTGCGCTCCTAACAATGACATGTAGCGAGCATTCTTAAACGTTGTAGCGATTAAATTTTGCCAAGCTTTCCGAGCTTCGTCTAACATAGTAGACATACCGGCATCTGAAATTGTTTCCAACTCCACGAATGTAGATTGGTCTGTGGCATTCATTCGCCAGGCCAAAGGTTCGCCGGCTTCTTCTGGAGAATCCACAAAGATAGTCGTCCAAGGAAGATTAGGGAGTGTGGCTATGTCAGTCAGGTTTGCCAAAAATGAAAAATGAAAACCGGTAACGCTGTCTTCGTGACCTGGAAAATCTGGAATTCTAAATCGGTAAATTGCGGGTTGGTTCATAAAAATAGGCAGACAGCTTTTGACCGAGGTCTGCCAGCTCGGGTGTCATGAGCCGCTAGTCCCGAAGCCCTAGGGAACTAGCGCCCAAATTATGCGAGCGACATAACCCACTCTATGAATCGTGGATTTTTGTGGCGCCCTTGATTGCGGAATGAAGCAACCGTAACAATATTCCCGGATTTCTGTTTTTCACGAGAGCATGTCATACCGATTGAAAAATGCCGACTATCGGGCGCAAGCGATGTGCGCGTTTGCGTCATTAGCCAACGGCCCGCGCTGGAACTACGGAAGTTAACGCCTGAAAAACGCATTTCTGCAAGCGTGTATGCTTTACCGTCAAACTCCATGCTGAAAATCGGATCTGGTTCGATGTAATCCGGTTGTTGCAAGAGGAACAAGCAGAACAACGCCGGGTCAACGGTTGGAGGTTCATTATTTTCCCACTCGGTAGTAAATCCAGCGGCTTCTGCGTCCTTAGGATTTTCAAAGATCATCGGAATAACTCCTTCTTTGTATTCCTCGTCGCTAAGTTTTTGAATAAACTTTTTACGGCCAGTTACGAGGACTAAATTAAGAGGATCAAAACCTTTGTCCCAGATCAACACCTGTCCATTCAGAACGATTTGGCCAACGGTATATCCTCGTTCTTCCAAATCTGACGAATTGGCTTGAACCATGGTGATACGCGGGCGCAAAAGATCGCGCTCTGTGATTGCACCATCGATTGTTCCCATTGCCATTGGCGAGAAATTGGCCAAAGCACGATCTGCCGGATCGGCGCTAATGATTTCAAGTTCCTCGTCAACTTCTTCAACTTTAGGCGCCAGAGTTTTTTCAACAATTGCGACTTTTTTCAATTTAGGAGTTTCTTCTACAGGTTCAGAGTCGACTTGAACTACGGGTTTGGCCGGAGCGTCTTCAAATAATTCCATTTGCTCTTCTTCAACTTTCTTAGTAAGCCTTTTTGGAGCTACAGGTTCTTCTTGAACTGCGTTTTGTGCGGGTGTCACGTCTGCTGTTTTCTTTTTCAGCGACAACTTCATTGGTACAACTGCCATATTATGTGTGTATGTTATTTTGTTTGTTTGTTGGTTTCCTGGCATTCAGCCAGTTTTAGCCATTGGCCAACCGACATTTCGTCAGCTGACCCGAATTCCACGTCGAAATCCGGGCTAAATTCTCTAGTCGCAAAGACGAGTTGCACGACATCCAAGTCAGTGAACTTCATTTGTGCGAAAGTTGTTTCATGGTCTACGATGCACGCCGGGAGTAAATCCTCGTCGGCTAGCATCTTTTGAAAGTTAGTTAGCGTCATTTGCGTTTACGCGATAACTGGACATATCGGATTTCAGGGCCATATTGTATGATCCCGTTATCAGAGAGAAGTTTAATGGCTTCTTCTTGATCTTTTCCTTTATTGCCTTGAGAAGCTTTTGCGCCAACTAACTCGCGTATTTTGGTTAAAGAAATCTCACAAGATGCCAAGTATTCCATCGGATCAATGCCGTAGTGCTGCTGTAATAAGTCGCGGGCAAGGATCGGGTCGACGACTGTCACGTCGCCTGACTTTTCGATAAGCGTGAACTCGTCCGAAAATCTACCATTGTCATAACAAGCCAAAGCCAATTTTTTGACTTTTTTCAAGTAATCTTCCATGGGTTTGATCCAGCGGAAGATTCTAACGACTTCATTCGGTTCGGCCGAGTATGGATCATCTACTTTTTCGATCGGTACGACTTGCGTGCCGAGAAAGTTACTCTCGTTGGCCACTCGAACCATGTGCTCTTGCCATTTTTTGCAAGTCGCTTGAGCCGCGCAGAATGCGCATTGCGATTCGGGTTTGAGCATGCTTGCATCTTTAGTTTCATCGTAGTGATGCTTGCGTTTGACAATTGACTTAATTTGCGTGACAATCAACTCGTAGTCTTTTGAGCGAGTTAGATCGTATGTAGTGTTGATATTCAACGCTGGTTGAACGAGTCGTAATCGAATAGTTTGTACTGCCGGAAATTGCAAGAAAAGACCCAAGGCATAAGCCCTGAACTGGATGTTTTCGTGGAGTGAATCAACCTCCCATTGCCCAAACTTAAAGTCAACTAATTCTAACTTAGTAGGTTCGCCTTCAGGATTCGTGTCGAGAACTAAAACTCGATCGATATGGCCTTGTTCAAAGTCTTTGAGTTCTAAGGCATCGTAACGTACGAGTATTTCCACAATAGGTTCATACTCGCTTTGAGCGTCAATCTCTTTTAGCAATTCTAAAACTTGATTTGCCACGGCAATGTCTTCAGGAGGTAGCGTGCAATTATCCGGAATCTTGCCGAGTTCCATGATTTCATGCAAACTAGTGCCGCGTTTAGAAGCTGCGTTTTCTTTGCCATCGGATTGATAACCCGGGCAAACCTGCAAGGACTTTAGTCCTGATGGGGATATACGCGAATGCTCGCGTTCGCTATGGTTTAATGTACTCATAATGATTGTTGACTTGTTTGAATTGGAAAATTAATGCGGGTTAATGCATTGCGTGGAACGTGAATTAATTCTACGCAGTAATGCTCAAGGATTTCTCGTCCTACGGGATCGCGCGGATAGTCTTCGCCGTAGATAACTTTTTTGACTCCATGCGCTACAAGGTTTATAGCGCAAGCTGCGCAAGGCATCGTTGTCACTGCTACTGTGAGAACTTGACCGCGCACCGTCAATGAACAAAGATTAGTCTCGGCATGTACCACAAACTTACGACGTTTGTCGTGGTCTTCCCAGAAAGAATCCGATTCTTGGAACCCTTTCGGTAGCCCGTTATAACTTGTGGCTATGACCCGGTTTTCCCAGTCTAGCGCCACTGCGCCAACTTTCCTGGATGGATCTTCGCTGCGCATGGACGCAGCAAAAGCAATAGCCATTGCATAGTCTTCGATCGATAAACGTTTCATTGTTCGCGTAGCATTTTGTTAACGTGCATTGCCGCTAGAAGGCGGTTTTCGGCTTTGATCTCTTCAAGACTACGCGGTAGTTCATCTTGTAATTCCGCGACTGGTTGAGCAAAGTCGACTACGTCGTTATTGGAAGCTTGCGGTGGCGGCGACTTGTGCATATACATATCCTTGAGGTGCGGGGTGACACCTTTCGGGTAGTTGAATTCGCGTGTCTCAGTGTAGGTCTCTTTGACCATCGAAGAGCATGCGCTTAGCGATACCGCAAATGATAGCGCAAGAGCTTTCTTCAAGGCTGACTGACATTGACGAAGAAGCAGCGAATTGGATCCTTTAAGGGAATCGCAAACTGCTTGCAAAGCTTCGACGATTTCTTTCTTAGCATCACGTCTAATGACGAGATTGGGTTTTGGGCTTGTTGTACTCATGACAATGTTGGTTTTAATATGGCCAGCTGCTAAGTAAACATTTTTTTTTAAAAATTTACTCAGTTGTAAAAGCGGTATCTTGGGGATTGCGTCCAATCTCAGCGTGATAAGTTTCACGCGTTACGACTTTGTAGTTCAGACTATGTCCTGGCTTGACAAAACTATCATCGCGCCATACGATACGGTTATTCGGTTGCGCCGCAATTTGTCCAGATCCATCTTCAATCAAAAGCAAATGGTAGCACTTATGTTCAGGTGGATATTGACTATATCCGTTGTCCGTGTGATCGAGGGTGAACCAATACGACGCGGGCAATAATGCGCCGTCGCGTTTGCGGTATTGGCAACCGAGTTCGCGCAAATACTCGTAACGACAAACGCTAAAATCCCAGCCATGAGAATCCCACATTTGCAACTCGGAGAGTGAATGCTCTGGCGCTTTGTCTATTGCCGGAATTTCCCAGCGTAACATGTGCAATGGGACTCTTGCCCACTGCGCCCCGCTTTCGCATAAAATTGAAAAATGCAACGCGCGCGAAGGAATCGACGTCACGCCAAAAATGACGCACGGTTCGTAATTAAGTTCTTCTTCTGGGTCATACCCCGTCAAAAAAAGACGGTTTACATAGCCATAAAGATGCTGAGGAATTGACGCGTTTAAGCAATGCTTTTGACTTCTCCGGCTACGTTCCAAAATAAATCTCCAGGTTCTGTGAATTCCCAGACTTTGGCGTCATAATTTGGTGCAGAAGGAAATGGCGGCAATATTAGACTATCTTGAGTAAAGGATCTATAATGGCCCACGATCCTGGCACGACCTTTTTCCCCTTCATGGATATTGCGGGCCACCGCTACGCCATTTGCTTCAGCCTCGGGCCAAGCAATTTGAAGAGCGCGGTTAAGAACACCCGTTGAAAATGCCGTCCAAAAGCAATCCGGTTCGCATAGTTCATAGGCGACTTTGACAAGCATGGCCGTGACCAATTTATGGTGCAAACCAAGAGGAACGAAAAATGCTCCGTTTTCTTCAGCCCATTTAGCCGCAATCAAATTCAAATTGGGCATAGCCGCAATCCTATGGAAATGATATTCGCAGCCGTGTTCAATGCACCAAGCTTGATGATTCGAGACTTCTTTTGACGAAGGCATAAACAAGACCAGTTTTTTGCCGTACATTTTACAGAGTTTGGTCAACGAAATTCCGGCAAAACCGCAACGAGGTTGAACGTAAACGATCGTATCATAAGGGCAAGTCGCGATAAGGAATTCTCCAGCTCGGGATTTCGTGCCTACTTCGAGTAAATCTTCACGCACAACGTACCGACCTTCATGCGTCTCGATAACCGGAGTAGGAAAAGAACTCTTGAAGTCGCCTATCATTTCGAGATACTGGTCTCGAGTATAGATAGCGTCCTGATTTACTTCTGAAGTTGTTGCTGAAAATTTTGGTATTCTTGTTCGGTCCACAATTTTTTGAGGGTTGAATTGTTCTTGTAAGTTTTTCCGCCATTAGCGCGGATATGGTCTTTTGACTGATATTCCAGAAAGTACCGTACTGGATCGCAGAGTCTTGAGTCTTCAATGGAATAAGGTACGGAATTGTACCGTTCGGTTAAGAACGAAATCGCTTCATCCGGATTACAACGGCCGAATATAGCCTTGATGCACTTCTGAGCGTTTGTACCGGCGTAAATCATGCTATGGGGGTTCACATAATCAGGATAATACTCGGCAATATCCGCGGCAAAAGCAGAGAGCACAAACGTTTGGCGCTTGAAGCCGTTTTCTTTCAGATAGATATTGCCTTTGTCCACAATCTCTTTGATGTCTTGGAGTGAATCCACAATTTCGGATTCGATAAACTTCACAAGGCCGTAAGCGTGTTCAAGAATGAATGTCTTAAGACCGATTGAGAATTGCGGAAGAAGATAGCCTTTGTTGTCACTGAACTTGGCGTCCGGCAAGTCTTGAAGCCATTCTTCATAGCGGTATCTTCCGTCCAGGATACTTTTAACGATCCAGAAGTTCCCGAATCCATGCGTTGTTGGCACGTAATTGATCCCAGAACCGCATAAACGGAAAAGATAATAAAGCATGAGTTTGTCGATTCTACGCGCGACCTGGTGGTCCTTGAATCGAAGGCCATGTCCTTTTGGGTCGTCTTCTCGTTTGTCAAGAGCTTCCAGGAAAGAACAGAAAGCCGCATAGCGTCGGTCTAACATGTCGTAAATCGGCACGCGGAAGATTAAGTCATCATTGATTTCTAACTCGATTTCTTCAAGCGAAAGACCTCGGGTTTGTTTGTCGAGGAAATAACGCTGCATTCGTAGACTTTTATAGTGATAGTCGTCTAAGGCTTCAAGAATTTCAGATTTGACTTGCATAGTGTTTTGGGCGTATATGTACAGATTGACGGGGTTCCATGACTTCATTCTCGTATTGCTCGACGTTTTCATACCAGGTTTTTGGCCAGCAATAGACGTCTAATCCAGACTCAATGAGTCTAGAGTTGAATTCATTAACGAGAAGCGCGCGGTCGGCTTGTGACCCATAGAAAGGTTGACCTTTGTAAAGACCGGTGCCGGGAATTTTACGAGTTTCGGATTCTACCGGGAGTAAACAACTAACTTTTGCCTTACAGTCCGCTGCAAATTGTAAGTATCGGTCAAGAAGAGAATGCATGGATTTTAACGGATCCTCTTGGCGGCAAAGATGGAAGCGTATATCGATATTGCCCAGATATAGGAAGTCCGCGGGTTTGGGATCTCTCATGAATCCCCATAACGTTTGGCCATCTCGCCGCTCAATCGTATATTCAGGTCCTGGCCAAACCGAGATAGAATGACTATCACCCAGTACCAATTTGTCGCGCTGTGGCAAAGGCATAAATGGAATCTCGCCTTCAAAGTCGTATCGCCCAGGTAAACGCTTTTGCAAGAAGTCGCCAAGATTGAATCCATCCATTTGATAAACTTCTGCCGTATCAAAAGCCGCAGCTAACTTTTCTAAACGCATGAGTACCGCGTCACCGATACCGCCAATAATGTTAAACGAGCCGGGTTTAAAGTTCGGTCCATGATTGATGATGATACGGTCAAATGCAGACCAGTCGCAGTCTTCACCGACAAATACGGCTTTAGGATCAACGAGAGAACGGACTAATCGGTTCCAACCCGCAGAATGACTGTTAAGACTATTTGCCGGGTTGTTTAGGATTCCAGCGAAAGCGGTCTTCACAACATACCTCCAGCATTGAGTTCGCCGTCGGATAACATTGACAAGTTCTCAAGTTTCTTTTCCACGGTACGGGCGATCTTTTCCTCAATGCCTTCTGAAGAATAGACAATGCGTTGAACCACGGGACTTTTGGCATTAGCGCGCACTGCTCGGCCTAAAACCTGGATCAGCGTAATCGCTTTGTAAGTTGGGAATACGATAACATGTCGCGGGCAATCTCCATGAACGTCATGTAAGTCGATACCTTCGGCGGCAGCGTCTACTTGGCAAATGATAAGTTTGATTTGATTGCGCTGGAAGTATTCAATGCCGTCTCTACCAACGCGGTTATTAGCCGTAACACCAGAAATAATGGCATGAGGAATATGCTCCAATTGTTTCGCCAAGACCTGGATGGTTCTGGTGAATTGGACGAACACAATAACAGACTCTCCTTCGGCCAACCGGTCTTCGATTTCATCAATGAGAGACGGTAATTTTTGGATTTCTGTCCGCTGACGACTACGCATGTGCAGAATTCCACCATGCGGATTGCCGTCGTATTTTTCCATGTCGGCTTGTTCACGTTGATCAATCTCAGCTATAGAAGCTTGTGCCCAAGCTGGCAAAGAGTTCGGCGGATCCCACAATTCCACATAAACTTCGGACTCAGGAAAACTGCCTTCCTCCATGAGTTCTTTCTTACGTAAACGGATTCCCCATTTGGCATCTTTACCGAATAGATATTGATGAAGTGTCTTGAGTACGCGTTCACGATCTTTTTGTCGGAAATACAAACCGCCGAATGGAGACTTGCCGCAACCATTCTTCCGACACCAATTCCAGAAGTCGTTACCTAATGAGTGCAGATTGCAACAAAATCCAATCGCCCGCATTTTAAGAGGCGAGTCGGCGACGGTAGCGCTAAGCCCAAGAGTGTACGCATTTGGGCATCGCTTGCATGCAATGACAAGTTCTGCGTTTAAACTCTTGAGCGCACCGCCACAATGAATCTCGTCAATGATAACGACCGTTGGTTCTTTAAGCTGCAAATTGAAGCCAGAAACACGGCCTTTTGAATTGAGCGGAAGAAAGAATCCATTCTTGCCATTACGTGCCTTTTCCCAGCTCAACAAGAATATAGGTTCAATTCCAAATTGTGCTAGAGCTTCTTTCCATTTGGTCAAGGTTCTGGCTTTGCATATAACGGCCACCGGATTGTTAAAGCGCAAGCAAGTGCCTATAGCAGTAAACGTCTTTCCAATGCCGGTATCTGAACCGTCTAACGCAAACTTCTTTTCGGATAAGATTTCAGCTAAATCTGAGGCTGCGTTCTTTTGATACTGGCGTAATTCGATTCGCATTTTAAGAGAGTCCGAAAATTTTCTTAAGTAAGTCTGAAAATTGTTGAAGTTTGGTTTTAGGATGCTTTTCTGCCGTGAATAGTCGTATGTAGATTTCCGGGGATACTAACGGCCGATCTCCAAAATAATCTGTGGCATGACCCAATAGTTTGTCGGGTTTTGACGTAGGTTTAGTTTTCATCTTCATCTTCATCTTCATGCTCAAAGTTTTCTTCTGAAGAAATATTTTGCCGAGCAACTACACGCAAATACTCTGACATAGAGATAGCAAACCCGGCGTTGACATGGCTGATATTCATCATTCCTGATATGAAGGCAATGCGACACAACTTCAAAACAAAGTCGTTGTCGATGCCCTCTAAACAGTTTTCACGAAAATCTTCCCAAGCGTTATCGACGTCAATTTCGACGTTGGATATGTATTTTGTGGATTTAGGCATAGTGTTTGGATTAACAACCGCGTTGCATTTTTCGCACCAATAAATTCTGCCATGAGGACACGGCAGTTTTTGGTTCTGGCTTATTTCTTGAAAACCCATAACGCGAATACGCAAAGTAGCGCCGCAGGACCGATCTTGACTAGGAATTCAATGAAGTAGTTTATTGACCGGCAAATTGCCGCTGGGTCAGATAAGTCGATCATAAACTCACGACGTATTTTAATGCTTGCTTGTAGTCAACAAAAAGTCTGGGTATGCCAGAAATTGTGATGACATAGTATCCATCCTCGTCGCGTAAGGCTACCGCGTCTGAATGGCCTTGATCTTGCGCGCAAAGCGCGAGCGTTTCGAGTTCGTCGAATACAGTTTGTGGTATTTGCATGGGCTTGGTTTGTTATGGGAGTTAGAAAAGCTTACTCAAGGCGGGACTCGAACCCGCACTTCGCTGTTCGCGAAAAGGGATTTTAAGTCCCTTGCGTCTGCCATTTCGCCACTTGAGCGCTAAGTTCATTTAGTCTTTTTAGTTTTAGGTTTGACTTTAGGTTTGTGGTTTTTCCAACGCGCGGCTGAGCCTTTAAGACCCGCCTCACGTTTGCCAGGATGATCCGCGCCGGAAAGTCCGCCAATGCGGCCACGTATTTGGGCGATTTCTTTTACCGTCCATTTGCCGTGCTTCAGCATCTCTCTAAGCCGAGAGATTTCTTTCAAGCGTTCTTTCTTAGATTTCATTTTCCGTTGTCGAACCAGTTTTCTAGAAGTTTTTCCCAATCGGCTTCTGACATGACGAGAAGAGCTTTACGGCGGAGAGCCGCGTACTCAAAAACTTCTTTGAGATCTTTACGCAAGTTTTTCTTCTCAGTGTCTGGAACTGAATCGACAATTGCCCGGCTTAAACTGCGTAAGCGGAAGTTGTAATCTGGTTTCAAAATATCCCGAGTTGAAGACGCTACTCGAGTGGCGATCTCGGTATTGACTTTGTCTATTTGCGGTGTACGTTTTGGTTTGGCGATATTCGCCACTATAGGACTGCTCATTGTAGTGTAGTTTCACGAGCATTGGTTTTCTTGGAGGACTTGCTCGACAGTTTTGCTCCAAGTTTTGCCGATTCCCCGTAGTCGAGGATTTTGACGGCAAGATTTTTCATATCAGGACAAACAATTTTTAAAGCCCCGATCGGTGTGATAGAATGTCCGTAATGGTAAAGATACGAAGATTCCCAGTTTCGATGAAGTCCCTTACCATTAGTGAAAATATATTCAGGAGGATTTGCTCCGCAGCAGACTAATAACTGCCATGCTGAATCAATATATTCAAGCGGAAGTGAACCGTCAGGAAGCAATACAGCTTCGTGACTTTCTGGAACAGGCAAGAAATGAAAAGGTTGGCGCATACAGGACGCATTGAAACAAGCAGCTAACCATTTGAACATATAAAAATACTACGTAGTGAATAAAAAAATTCCTTGTAAAAACTGTAATAAAACGTCGGCTATTTCTAAGAAGCGATTGCGTGAAATTGAACGCAAAGAATTAGCCTTGTTAAAAGCCTTAAAAAAGAACCGTTGAAATACGATTGCCAACAATGCGGGGCGTGTTGTTCTTTTAAGTGGTCTTGGCCTGTGCTAAAAAGAGATCGGTCTGACGCCACCAATATTCCTATGGCCATGCAGAGGACAGATTATCCACTGCTCAAAACGTCTAGCGCAGGAAGATGCGTGGCGTTGCAAGGAGAGGTTGGCGAGTGTGTCTCATGTTCGGTTTATACGGATAGGCCGCAAGCTTGCCGTAAGTTTGAGTCAGGTTCGGCATTGTGCGAAGAAGCCAGGGCCAAATTTGGCATTAGTGCAGGAAGTGCAGCTTAGTGCAGGATCGAAAAATAAGTTCCTGCACTCGATAGAGTGTTGATGCCGTACAACTTAAGCTGCGTAGTGCAGCTTGTGCAGGAACTTTCCGCGAAATCCCCTACCGGGATAATATATCTTCCTCTTTAAATAAGGAAGAAGATGAGCTAGGTCCCCACGGGAAAATACAAAAAGAAGCTGCACAAGCTGCACTATTTAATATAAAGTATTAGAAAAGAAGAATATAATTAGTGCAGGATAGTAGTGCAGGATAGTGCAGGATAGTGCAGCATAAATCCGCCGTAGTTTAAAAGTGTTTAAGTCTTCGGCCATTTGTACGAAAATAATTGATGCGCATAATCGGAATTGATCCAGGAAAACACGGCAGTCTGGCTTTAATTGAAATAGTCGGATCTGAGTTCAACGTTATCGATTGCCAAAACATGCCTGAAGATGAACAACTCTTAGTAGATTTGTTGATTGATTGGTGCTCACAAGTTGAGCATGTTTTTATTGAAGCCATTCCTAAATTTGCTGGTGAAAATAGATCTGCCGCTTTCATGGCGGTACTCTATGGGAACTACAAGTTTATATGCGGAGCCGTTAGGATGTATCGAGGGCCTAAACTACACGAGTTAGGTCCTGTCTTATGGATGAACGCCGCCATTCCAGCGAATGAGCGTAGTCGTGACAGAACTGAAAGAAAGCGTCAATTGTTAGAGCTTACACGACAAACGTGGCCGAATCGCAAATGGACTCTGCAGAAAGCTGACGCGCCGTTGATCGGTAAGTTCGGGTTTTTACGGTCCGCTTCTAAAAGTACTTAGTGATTTTTAATGTCCGGACTACGCGGCACAAGCTAATACGTTTTGAATGGCTAGCGAAGCGGCACTGCGACTTTCACCACAAGAACGTGAGTTCCTTGAACTCCACGTGATTGATGGCTTGCCTATCTATCGCGCATACGAAAAGGCCTACCGCAGGTTCTTCATCACCACACGCGGTCAAGTTCCTGTGCCGACTTCGCTAGCCAGATTAGGTCGGTCAGTTTTAGATAAACCGGCCTCCATAGCGTATATCGACGAACTAAAAGCCAAACTCGCTGATCGAGCTTTACAAAAAAGGTTTCTGTCATTCGATGAAAAGCGGGCCTTTTTAGCCGATGTTGTCAGGGCTAAAGCCGGAATCGTCGATGGTACCGATGCCGTGGTTCAAGAGTTTAAAGTTAACTCGGATGGAACTACAACGGTAAAATTACCCTCAAAACTACAAGCACTCGAAATTGATTCACGGTTGATGGGAGAGTTCAAAGATTCAGTTCAACTTGAAGTCTCCGAGAAAGTTTTAGAGTTCAGCAAAAGTTTCATCTGACTATGGTAAAAAAAGGCGCGAAGATGTCTTATCATAAGTCGGGCGTACGCAAAAAGTCAAAATCAGAACACATTGAATCTCCATCGGCAATCTCGGAAGCCGAGTACCTAGACCACGCGTATGCATTACGCGAAGTCCATAAGCGAACGGACGACCTATTCGGTCCTGCCGAATATCTTCTACGGAATTGCGTCAAAACAAAAATAGACGACTCGTTAACTTTAGGAGTCCAAGACTGCGAGTTTTTAATCTGGCGATTTATCCAAAGATTGCTTTCGCTAGAGCAGTACAAAGCCGCGGCTATTGTGTCTTGGGGTCCTGATCTGTTTACTCCAGAACCGCATTGTACGCAGCTTGTTTGGGAAAGCCTACGAACACACGCTAAAAACTTGATTCAAGGCGGCGGTTCATTGTCAAAGTCGTACTCGGGCGCCGTATTCTTTGGCCTCGATTACATGCGAGACCCCGAATGGACATGCGTTAAAGTTCTATCGGTAACTCGGCAACACGCGGTCACGAACGTTTTCGCCCATCTAAAGAACTTGTTGCAGAGTACAATCGTCCCAATTCCGAACTTAATCCTTAAATCAGATTCAATCCGCGTCAACAACGACGATAAGCAAGGGATTCATCTGACATCGATCCCTCAAGGCGATGACGGCAAAGGTCGGTTACGAGGTTTCCATCCTGTACCCAGACCTGAAGAGCATCCGCAATTCGGCAAGTTGAGTCGCATCTCCTTAATCCTTGATGAAGCCGAGGAAATACCTGAAGGCGTGTGGGAAGATGTCAACAACATCCTGCTAACTGAAGAATCTCAAGGCGATCGAGTTAAAGTCTTTGCCGCTACTAACCCTAAAGATCGTAACAGCAAATTCGGTATCTTAGCCGAACCCAAGAACGGTTGGTCTTCGATTGACATTGACGAACACGAAACCTGGACCTCGGCTAAAGGTTGGAATGTTGTCCGTCTTGATGGAGCTAGGTGCGAAAACGTCGAGCAAAAGAAGATTGTCTTTCCTGGGTTGCAAACATGGGAAGGTTTCGAGAGGTTACTAAAACTCGGTACCGACAATCCCGAGTATTTCACCATGGCGAGAGGTTGGTTCCCAGAGTCATCGGCTCAAGTCGTCATCGTCAATGAACAACTATTTTCCAACTCAAAAGGACTGTACACATTTAGCGGACCGACTGTAGCCGCCGCCGGAGTAGACATGGCTTTTGACGGCAATGATAGCGTGATCTATACGCTATTGCGTCACGGCTCGGCAATCGGATGGACCGACATACGAGGCGAATTCCATAAGTTCAAAACAGAACGCCGAGTAATTCAAGTTGAGCAACAGTTTGTGCTCGGCAAATGCGATACAATCGAGCAATCTAAAGCCATCATGAAGTTAAGCAATGAGTTATTCGTCAAACCTCAATGGTTATCAACGGATCGTACGGGTAACGGCACTGGAGTTCATGATGCGCTATGCTCAATGTTTGGTCCAGAAGTGTTTGGCATTATGTTTGGTTGGGCTGCAACGGATACCCGCATCTTAGACGACGACTCGCATCAATGCTCCGAGATCTATCACGACATCGTTACGGAAATGGCATTCGCGGTGCGTAGATTCATGGAAACCGACTTAATTAAACTGAACCCTGGTATCAGTTGGAACCAACTAGAAAAGGAAACGGTTCCTCGCCGGTATTCTCAACAAGGTCGTGGTATTCTGCGCATCGAGAGTAAAAAAGACTTCAAGAAACGCAACTCAAACAATTCGCCCGATAGGTTCGACTCCCTGATCATAGCCGTTCATGGAGTGCGTATGAACGCCGGCATGTCGGGATTAATGGTAGAAAACCCGGCGCAAACAAAACAACCCGCGCATAAACAACAACACGGCGTCGTTGATGTGCTGGAATTCTTGGATATGTCAACATGAGAGAAGTAATTGAATCAGTCGTAATGCCAGGAGGTTGGCACAAACCCGAAAAGAACCGAGCCGGCATGGACATGCCAGCGCCTATACGAGCCGACACCTATCGGCAATTAATTGAAGCTGTAATCAAGTTCCGCGCTGACAATGTTATCCCGATTGGCGACGTCAAAGCCGATGTTGATGAGTATATTTGCGCAAACTTTCCGCACATGTGCCATCCTGAGTTGCCATATACGGTTGAAGTCTACGTGGATAATAACTCAAACGAGATCAAAACATTAACCGATCACATGATTCAGTGGCTTAATCGGTCAATCGATCACCACTCGATCGAGAATCTCGAGATCAACACCGAAGCCAAACGACGAGCAGACATTTGTCTTGATTGCCGTTACAATACTAAGTGGAATTCAAATTGTGGTTCTTGTTCAGAAGCCGTAAGTCGCATGAGCAATGTGTTAAGACTTGGTAATGATGTTCCGCGCGGCCACAAACTAAAAGCTTGTCAAATCCTTAAGCACGAAAATCGATCTGCAGTATGGCTTAAAAAAGAAAAAATAATGAGGAGTAACGACGTCCCGTCTCACTGTTGGGCAAAATGAAACTGACCAAACACGGCATATCTAACTTTGTCGGCGCCGTAGGCAGAGTTGCCTCCGCAACGATCAATCGGGATCCAGTACTTGTAGACTCTTCGATAAAACGCAAAAGACTAGACATTTGCGAAGTATGCGAGCACAATGTTACTAATCAGTGTAATATTTGCGAGTGTTTAGTTATAGCAAAAGCAATTCTCGCTACAGAAAATTGTCCGAAAGGAAAATGGTAAATGAATGACGCAACAATGAATGACATCGTGGACCCTTCAAGTGGTGAAGTGGTTCCGGCAACAATAACATTTCAGCAAGCCTATCAAACGTATAAGAATTTCGTTAGCGATAATCGCGAACGTAATTCTAAAAATTCGGCTATTGCTAGGAAACTTAACGGTGAACAACCGTGGAGTCCGAAAAAACTTAAAGCTTCTGGCCAAGCATGGCGCAGCAATCGGCCGACTGGCTTTATGTCGTCGCTGATGAAGCGACTGACGCCGCCATATAAACAAATGGTTGACCAATTGCCGTTGTTGACGTATAGTCGTTTCCCTGAAAAGTCTCTTGGGTCCGAAGCTCAACAAGACATCTTCCGCAAAAGCATCACCGATTGTATCCGTAATTGGTCTGGTTGGTCTGATTTTGTGACGCAGTTGATTGACGAGGATATCGGCTACGGTTATGCGGCTGTCGGCCGTGAAGACGAGTTTAGTTGGAAGCCAAAGCTTCATCGCTCCGATGAGGCTATGTTTTACGTAGGTTGTCCGCAACAAGCCGAAAAAGTAAAAATATGGGGACTCAAACAAGATTACTTTGTCGACGAGATTACCGCCATTTTACAAAACATAGAAGCCGCTCAATCAGCCGGTTGGAGAGTCGACAACCTCATTAAGAAACTAAACACCGCAGGAAAGCAGTTCGATGACCGCGCTGATGAAGCTAATAGCCGAGTCTACGAAGATCTGATTCGTGAGAACAACCTCGCTAGTTCGTTCACATCCAGTATCCGCGTCGTCAAAGCCGGGCATATTTTTGCTTTAAACCCCGCTGGCGGTATTGACCATTATATTTTCGACCGCGACGACGGCACGGCGCTTTTCTTTCGCCGAGCCCGCTATTCAAAAATGACCGAATGTTTAACGCTGTTCAGCGCAGAAATTGGCGACCGCACATTACACGGCAGCCGTGGAGCGGGCCGAGCATTATACAATACGCACGTCTCGGTTGAGCAGGCGCGTAACTTAATTCAAGATGCGCTGCACTTAAACGGTTTGTTGCTGATGAAGCGGACAACAAAGGTCGGCGCGGGAGTGCTTGAAACGCCGGGTTTAACGGTTATGCATCCGTTTGCGGTTGTCGGAGAAGGATTCGAGGTACTTGAAAAAGTACGCTTTGAAATCGACGCCGATGCTTTCTTCGCTCTTGATCGACACGCAACAGGCCTTGCGGAAGTTCAAGTTGGCGCATTCATGCCCGGACAATTAGCCAATGCACAAGGTGGTGGCCAAACTCGTACAGCATCAGAAGTTAATTATGTTGCCAGTATTGACGCGCAGATCCGCGCTGGGGTATTAGCTCGTTTTGCCGATCAGATGTTTGAGTTAATTGACCAAATCCAGCGCCGCATTTGCAATCCTGAGACCGTCGAGTACGCTGCGACGGTAGCAGAGCAAATTAAAAACATGGGCAAAGTGCCGATTTATGACCTAGATTTATTTAATCAAATGACGTCGCTGGGCATCGACCAAGATTTCGTGTACATTGAATTGCCCGAGTACATTGAATCCGATGCTTTTGATTGCGTCCTTAAAATGACCAACGAAGGATTAACTCCTTCTCAGATTGTAATTCTAGCAAATTCCAAATCCCGTTCAAACGTGGATGATGCTATTGCGTCTCAATCTGGATTAATCGACAACGTAATCGCCCGCTATGGCGCTGACCCGATTATCGACACTGTCGAACTCAAACGGCGTGATATTTCTTCAAAACTAGGTGCAGATGCCGCAAATCGCTTGATGAACGTCGACCTTAGCCCGATGTCTCAAGTCAAACAACAGCGCCAACAAATTCTTGAACTATCTTCGATAATGGACGGCCAAGAAGTCCCTATCGACGTATCAGACGACGATATGATCCATCTCAAAACAATCATGGATCGAATGGCGCCGTTCTTACAAGCCGGACAAATTCCTTACGAACTGAGTCAAGGTTTCATGACTGGCGCGCTTACGCATGCCCAACAGCATATTCAGTCGGCTACTCAAAAAGGGGTTAAACCTGGCGATCTTAAACAATTTCAAGATATGATTGCACAAGCTATGCAAATGGTCCAACAACCGACGTTAGAATCTGCGGCTATGCAAGCGGCGCAACCCGCAATTTCAGGAGGAGCTATTCCCGCAACGGAATTAGCTGTAGATACGGTCAATGCTGCGGCGACTCCGCAAACAATTATAGGATCTGTTGCTAATCCAACTCGTCCGCAACCTCCACGCAATTTATGATAAACTGGGAAAATGAAGACGGGGTAGCGCTTAGAGAATTCTTTGTTCGCGTACCGGCACAAAAAATCGAGAATATTTTAAATGAAATGTGTCCGGCAAAAATTACGTCCGACATTATTCTCAATAATGATGCCGAAGCTATCGCCCGCGCCGCGGCAATGCAAGCCGGGTGGACTGGATGCGTAAAAGCATTTCTTGGGTTGGCGAGTGTCAACCGTAAGAATCAGCAAGAAGCCGGTTACCGCGACATGTCGTAGTAGCCAAAATAAAACCAGTAAAATAAAATAATATGGAAAAATCAGTAACTGACGAAGGAGTTCCCAGTGAACTCGACCTTGGTAATGTTGAAACCCCTAGCACCGAAGATTTAAATAGCTTGGATAAAGCGCTAGACGCAGCAGGCGTTTTTAATCAAGATGACTCAGTTCAACCTACCGCAGATGAAACCACGCCGACACAGCCCGAAGATCCTGCGCAACCCGATGAAAGTCAAGCGACTCCTGACAACCAACCGGCAGATGGACAACCTGCGGACCAAAAAGACAGTCAGAAAACTGAAGATCCGTCGAATCTCGATCTCGATAAAATCCAGCCGCCTGCCGATATTAGTCCAAGGAATCTTGTCAACTTTAATAAGCTACGCGAAGTCGCTAAGCATTATAAAGAACAAGCGGAAGCAATCCCGAAATACGAGCAATACATCGAGCATCTTAAAAACCAAGTTTCGCAACCTCCGCAAGAGTTATTAGCCGAACTAGAAGATCATCGCCGATTCCGCAAAATTTTCGATGCCGAAAACGATCCTGAATTCCAAAAGCAGTTTAACGAGCGCATTACTACGTTAGATTCGGATGTTCTCGGTATCCTTAAAAAGAATGGATTGCCTGAAGAGACTGAGAATAAACTCAAATCTCTTGGTTTAGATAAAATTCCGGCGTCGTGGTGGGAAGAAAGCATACTTCCAAAATTAAATTTCTTAGAACGCGAACGCGTCCAGAAAAAACTTGCCGAGCGCGCGGATGTCGTCGACGCCAAGCACAAAGAAATAGAAAAGTTCAGTTCACGTAAAGAAGAATTTTTTGCCGAACAACAGCAGAAAATGCAGCAGTTCTACGAGCAAGAACAGAATACAATCCACACGCATCTTGATGAAATGACTAAAGAGCTTCCGCAAGCTCGCTACATGGAAATTCCAAGAAATGCAACTCCAGATCAAGTTGCGCAGATACAGAACCACAACAATACCGTGGCAGAAATGGAAAATCATTTTCAAGAAGCTTTAAATGCGCGCGATCCGCAAGCTCGGACTGAAGTTGCCATGGCCGCGGTAGCAAGTATTTACTTCGCGAAAGAAATCGAGCATCTTCAATCTCAACTCCAAACAGCAACTAGTCAATCCGCTAAATTTGCTAAAGAACTTGAAGCCATTCGAGCAGCAGGCCGCGCTCCCGCTCCAAGAAACGGCATGCGTAAAGCTAGCGACGTATTTGATCCGATGAAACTATCCGACGAAGATGCTATCGAACAAGGTCTTTTAGCCGCTGAAGGAGTTTAATGAGACAACCTAGAAAAAAGAAAGAACAACTTGTAGAAAGTTGCTCCGCTGAATGGCTTGGCCGCGACTTATTTGTCGGGTTTCCTTGCTATAAGCAAACTAATCCGGTAACGGCTTGGTGTTTATTGGCAATGGCTCTTGATATCGGCAAAGATAAAATTCGTTTCGACATGGAAATTGGCGATGCGATGATTTATCATGCGCGTAATAATCTTGCCGCAAAGTTCCTCAAGACAGAAGCAAAATGGCTTTTGTTTATTGACGATGATATGATATTGCCAATTGGCCGTCCACAATTCATGCGCCAGATGTGCAGATTGCCAAACGATTATCCTGATTCAGCACTAGCACTTGATACAATCCATAGATTGATAGGGCACGATAAGCCAATTGTCGGTGCTACATATTTTGGCCGCCACAAGGATGGCCGTGCTATAAATAGTTTGCATAATGATTCCGAATACCGAGAGCGCGTAAATTCTTTCACGGATTCTGTCATGCCATGCAACTGGTTAGGAACTGGGTGCATGCTTATAAAGCGCGAAGTTTTTGAGACGATGATGATTCAGTTTCCTGATTTAGCACCTGGAAATGACGAATTGCCGTGGAACTTTTTTCAACCCGATACTGACGGCGCAGGAGAGGATATTGCGTTTTGCCGCAGAGCTCGCGAGTGCGGTTTCCAACCGTACGTTGATACAAAACTACAGGCTATCCACGTAGGTTACGGAACATACGGCGTTCACACGTCAAACTTGAGTAAGATACTGTGAAAATTATTCACGGTAATGTTGCCGTCATAGACGGCGACACGCACATCTCAAAATGGGTTGAGGAATCTGGACGACTTGACCATGATCAGTACGCATTGCCGATAATTCTTGAGCATATAAAACCTGGCGATACCGTTATTGATGCAGGCGCTTTTATTGGCGACCACACGATTGCGTATTTGAATAGAGTTGGAAAAACTGGCCATGTTTACGCATTCGAACCTAACAAAGAGGCATTTGATTGTTTATGCCACAATTGTCCTGGCGCGCTCGTATTTAACGCCGGTATATCTGACAAAGAAGAAACGTTATCCTACGAAACTAACCCAAATGCCGGCGCTAGTAGAATAAAGTTATCGGGAAAAACAAAAATTCAAACCGTATTGTTAGATTCACTGAAAATCCAAAACGTCAAGTTTATAAAAATCGATGTCGAAGGATTTGAGTTGAATGCTTTACGCGGCGCGCTAAAAACAGTCCAAGAGTTTAAACCAACTATGTGGATTGAAATAAACCGAGGCGCGCTTGAAGCTAACGGTACAAGTCCATACGAAGTCGAAAGTTTTTTAGAAAAACTAGGCTATAAAATAACACCGTTTCCAGAAAAAGGCGAGCAATATGACATCCTCTGTAAAAGTTGACATCTTTATCCGTTCATACAAAAATGACTTTGAGTGGTTAAAATATTGTTTAAGAAGCATAAAGAAATTCTGCAAAGGATTTAATGATGTCCATGTTGCAGTGCCAAATGAAGACGTTTCTGCATTGGATTTTTTAGACGGAGAAATTGCCCATGGAGTTTGTGATAAGTGCGAAGGGTATTTAGCTCAACAAGTGACAAAGATGTATGCAGATAATTTCTGCAATGCGGATTATATCTTGCACGTCGACAGCGATTGTATATTTTTTAAAGAAACACATCCTGAAGATTTTTTCGAGCACGAAAAACCTATAGTTCTATACGACGAAAATGTGATGGCGGTCTGCCCAATTTATTCGACAATAAGACCGACTCCTTGGCCAGAAATTGCAAAACTAACTCTTGGTTGGTTTGATGAAAAAGAATACATGCGGAGACTTCCAATAATTTATCCTCGTTGGATTTATCCTGAGTTTAGAAAATTCGTTCAACAAGTTCAAAAGCACGATCTGGAAACATGGATATGTGCTCAACCATACAGGCAGTTCAGCGAATTCAATACACTTGGCCAATGGGCAAACAGATTCCACAACGACAAATTCACATGGCTAAAATCAGGAGAAAAAGAAACATGCGCAACACAGCATTGGTCGTGGGGCGGAGTTGAACAACACATGCAAAAAATAGAACAAATACTAAAATGAAAACATTCCTATACGCACTGCAAGTTTACAATGAAGAAATACCACAAGCCATAAAGATAGCGAGATTGCTTGCTGACATGGCAGGAGATCAGCACTTCGATCATGCGGATTGCTGTGTCGTTTACCGTCGAGATTGCCCAGAAAGTAAAAAGTTAGAAAACATACTCGCAGAAAGTTTTGAAACAGTGCACATTCATAGGTCTTCACGTCGTGAGGTTGGCTTTCCTGGTGGGTCTAACGGAGTTTGGTGCGATCTTGTCGACCACGTAGCGAATCAACACTCGAAGAAAAAATGGAATTACAAATTTGTTTTAACTACGGAAGTCGATGCCTTGCCGATTGCTAAAGATTGGCAAGAAAAGTTAATCGCCGAATGGGATAAGGAATACGCGGTCGTGGGTTGCTGGCACAATAACGGAGAGCATGAGGTTGGGCATATTAATGGTAACGCTATGTTTCACCCAATGATTTCTAGAATGCATAGTAAATTTATTGGATGCTCAGAAAATCGGGCTTGGGATACGTGGTTTGCCGACGAGTTTGAAAAACTAGGTTGGAAAAAATCCAAAGCCATTCAAAATCTTTATCGCAAAAAAGAACTTTCCGAAAAAGAATTTGACCATCTCGTAAAGTCCGGTTGCGTTTGGTTGCACGGGGTAAAAGACGACACGGCTATAAATTTAGTTAAGAATAAAATTATAACCTAAGTAGTAAATTTAGTTGTCTAAAAAAATAGTTTAGTCGTATGGATTTCTCACGAGCGATTGCCGATAGCAATTGGGGAGCATCAGACCTACTGCTGCAGACTGGCCGCAACAAAGTCCTAGCGTGCCGAGGACGAAAAATAGCGATGGCAATTACGCCACCGAAATTCAACCTCAACGATGTCTAATGACATCACAAAGCACAACAACTAAAATATACTATTATGGCAAACGATTGTATTGACTTGTCGGCGGTTCAAGATTTCGCCGCAAAAGACAAAAACCGTATTGTAGGTCAGATTGGCAAGGTTCTTGCCCGTAAATCTCCCTATATGAACATCCTCAAGGGTGGAACTATTCCGAACGTTTCGGATGTCGTCCGCTCTGTTGTCCAAGAACGCGCAGTTCTTCAGTCCAGTTTAGCGAATCCGACATTCAGCGATGACGTAACGCTTTGCGGAACTGGCGCCGATGCCGACGAAGTTGGCTCTACCGAGTACACCTACCAACTGCAGTCTCTGCGTGGTCGCGGTCCTCGCGTTTGCGTCAAGACTTCTCGCACGGCTTTTAAAGGTGCTTATCTCCAAGCCCAAATGGCTTTGGAAAAAGGCATCCTCCAAATCATGAATTCTGACATCCGCGCGACTCTTTTGAATCGTTCCGGTGTAAAATTCTTGGCCAAAAAAGGACTTTCCTTTGATACCCTTGTCACTGGCGAGTCCCAAGCTATTGATACGAAATTCTATAATGCGCTCCCTGACGCGCAGATGAATTTCAAAACCCTCTATAAGCTTGGATCGCTTCTGCGTGAAGATCTTCTCGTTGAACCTTTTGGTACGGCAAATGGAGATTACTTTATGGTAATCGCTTCAATTGACCAAATCGAGGCCTTCCGTAATGACGCGGACGTCAAAGAAGATCTTAACTACGTGACTGCAGGTTCGTTTAAACTCGGCAACGATTCTTTGACGGGTTACCAGTTCCAAGGTTATCGCGGTTTCGCTTTCGGTGTCGATTCCCAACCTCTCCGTTTTAATACCTTTGACAGTCAAGGTCGCCCGGTTCTTATTGAACCTGAAATTGGCGTTACCGTTTCGAATGGTCGTGGAGCCCGACGCAACCCTGCGTGGATCAACGCTAACTACGAAATCGGTTTCGTTGTCGGTGGCGAGAGTTTCTCGCGTTTGACTCCTGAGCGTTATTCTGGTGAGGGAACTTTCAAGTTTGCTCCTCAGCTCGCCATGGGTGAACTCGAGTGGGTTGCTCAACGCGATAACGATTGCAACTTGTTCCTTGATTACGGACAGCACATCTATCAAATCTCGCGTGCTTATCAGCCGCTCCGTCCCCACGCGGTTGTCCCGTTTGCTTACAAGCGTTGCACTTTCAATACAGGTCTTGAAACCTGCGTTGGAAGTTCTTCAACGGGTCTGTAAGTTAAACTAAAATAGCCACAGGGAGTTACAATCTCCCTGTGGCTAAATTTTTATACAAAATGAGCGATATCGATACTGCGGAATTCCGTAAACTTACACTACTTGCTGCAGGAATCGATCCGTCTGAAATCCCTCCGATTCTCGATACTGCCGAATGGCGAAGATTACTTATCGTTGCGATAAATAATGCTTCTTCTGGAGGAGGAACCGCCGGAGTTTCTTCAATACGTGTAAACGGCGGAGGTCTTCAAACCGGATCTGTTTCTCTAACAATTCCAGCGGCACAAGTCAATTCAAACTGGAATTCTTCGACTGGTTTATCTCAAATTCTCAATAAGCCGGATGTTGTTCTGAAAAATACGACAGATGCGACTCCAGTAAATACAATCCGTGCTTTAACGCAAACTGCTTACGACGCTATTCCTGTAAAAGACAATTTTACGATCTATTTTATAAAATAAAATGGCTACATATGTAAAAGCATACTTAGGCTCAAGCCCTTTGTTCCAGGTTGATGCATTAACATGGACTCGTCCTTCAGATTGGCTGAATTTGCCGACTGCAGGAGCCAACACAGTTAGAGGACTGCATGCGGTGTTTAACAATACAACGAATTTCGCCACAATCCGCATGCAGACATCGAATAGTGCGGCTTATACGATTGATTGGGGTGATGGCATTGTCGAGTCCGCTGCAAGTAATACGGTAATGCAGCACAATTATGCGTGGGACAATGTTTCTTCCGCAACGATTACCTCTGGCGGATATCGTCAAGCACTTGTAACTATCACTCCTCCGTCTGGAGCAACATTCAGCTACGCTAACTTCAGTGATAAATATTCATCTGGAGTCACAATCCCGTCAGGCACACGATATTCTTCTGGTTGGCTAGATATGAATATTAACCTCCCAAATTTGATTTCTGGCCAAAGACTATTAATTGGTGGAAGTTCAATAAGACATTCTTTACTTGAACGAGTAAATATTACTTCATGGGGAGCGATCACTAACGCCAGTTCTATGTTTTATGGATGCACAGGATTGCGTGAAATAAACTCGGCACAATGGAATACATCAGCAATTACAGATATGAATACGATGTTCTTTGAGTGCTTTTCAATTCAAACAATCGATGCAAGTACGTGGAACACTTCATTAGTGACATCATTTAGTGCAATGATTCGCAGTTGTTCTGCGCTAGTCGAGCTTAAGTGTGCTGGTTGGAATACTGGATCACTACAAAACATGTCAAATTTTGCACTTGGTTGCTCCTCACTTTACAGCATAGATGTTAGTAATTGGTCTATGAACAATGTGACAACGCTGGCAAATGCTTTTAATAGTTGTCTAGCACTACCAAAACTTTCAATTGGCAATTGGATCCTTACGAATTGTTCGAATTTTTCTGGAATGTTTTCTGGATGCTGGAATCTGCGCGATTTAAATATTATAACTCTATCTCTTCCTGCTGCAACAAACATGAATCAAATGTTTGAGAATTGCTATAGCCTTCAATTGATCGGAACTATAAATGTTCCGTCAACAGCAACAGTTACTAGTCTCTGCGCGAATGCCTCGTCTCTAAAATCTGCTGGATTTATAGGAATTAATAACTCGACGAGTTTTTTAAATTGCATGCTTTCCGGTACACAACTTAATGCTATCTATACAGGTCTTTCTTCGTCTGGAGCTGGAAAAACAATTACAGTTACAGGTAATTTTGGAACAGCAACACATACTACAACTATTGCAACTGCTAAAGGATGGACTGTGACCGTTTAATTTTATGTAAGAAAAAATTAAAGTGATGCCAATTAAAATCGGAACCTCTTCACTTTCTCCAGTTGTATCAGACATCAATCAATATGCGGCTGATCGACTTCCAATTTCAGCTGATAACGGAGAAATTATTTATTGCCCAGACGGAAATGGCTATACCATCCCCAATTCATCTTTAATTGCTGGAGCGTATGGTTTCAGGAAAGATAATAATTGGAAAAATATTGACAATTCAGATCTGGTTGCTAACTCCGCAGCGTTATGGAGTGGAGCCTTCGCGCAATTTGATCCTACTGCTGCTGGAAACGGGCCATTCAACCCGCAGATCATTGATGACATTACTTCAGGTGGAGTTCGCAAGCGCAGGCTTTACATCGACATTACTTTTGCTGGTCTAACATTCCGAATTTTCTGTCTTTACTGCGTCCCAACT